CTTTATACTACAACGGTTGGTCGCGGAACCGGGAAAGAGACACAAGGTCTCCCACATGGCACAACGCCTAAGCGATTGATAGCCATCACTTCCAAATTAACACGGAAGTGCCAGGGGATGCTCGTATGTTATATAGAGCTTCCCCACCCAATCTTGATGCAGACGGATTTGGGACGTCCTGAACGTTCTAAGTGCCCTTCTTCAAGCGGGTCTTGCGATCGCTTTAGAAAGACCTTGAGTAGAGCAGGAAGGTCGTCAATCCCATTGTGTGGAATGACGGCTTTTGTACGAGCCCCTTTGACTTGGGGTTCGTGCAAATGCTTACCTAACCTATCTTGATCGAAACCAAGATAGGTTCTCCTACCCAACAAAGGAGAAGTTGGTAGAGTGTTGGGGAACGGTATAAACCGTTCCACTAGCTGGTCCAACTTGTTCAGCGGCCCCCAGATTCCACGCTCATAGAGCTGGTTTCGAAAGGACACTAAACTAACAATCTCCTTTACGTCAGTCCGCTGGGTCGGAAGTACCTGCCTGACCTTGACAATAGATACGTCTTGGCCATTAAAGTACTCCTTTCCGCAACTCTCTCTGAACTTGCCAGTCCAGAAAGACTTGCTAGAGTTAACCTTAAACCCGAAGGCCTCCAGTAACTCTACAACAGATTGTACATGCTCCACGGGAACCACAATGTCGTCCCCATAGACTCGCACTTTCGAACGTAACCTCCTAAGGGAGGCCCGTCGAAGAGGTAAGTTGAGGTCTCGGCATATTGCAATTGAAAGGATAGTTGTAAAAACCATCGCTTCAACTGGGAAGCAAAGACCTGAACCCATAGACGCGAACTTGGATAGAGGGATCACCCCATACCCAGGTACGTCTGCTCTGAGAGATCGAGTCGCCTGAACCGCCGCTGCTAAATGCGGAAGTCTAGAAAACATAATCTCAACAAGCAGATTAGAAACACGGTCGGAGGCTTCACTTAAGTCAAGTGTTGCCAGGTCTCCCTCGCGGGAACCCCTTCTGGCCAACTCCTGATTAGGGAGTTGGTTATCGAATCCAACCATGCGACCCAAGATGTCATCCTTGGAAATCGCATCAACGATCGGTATTGAAAGGGCTTGCTGCATATATTGCATGCAGGTCGGCTCAATCGCAATGATCCGAGGTGTCTTTAACGTTTTAGGTACTGAGATAACCCGAGTAGGGCTCTCAGCACCAGGTTCGAGAAACTCGACATGTTCGAGGAGGCGATAATGCCTCCAAGAAGGAAGGAGATATTCACCAACAGGTAAAATCTGCTCCATCCGGTACGTCCACTGATTTTGTGTAAACTTCGCGTTACCGCGAAGCCTATCAGCGGTTGCACCAGGACCATGTTTCGGGATGAGCTCGTGGTCGTAAACCATACGATCTACTTCACACAAAGGCTCTAACCAAAGGGCATTTGCCATAGTTCTAAAATCTTCAAGGTCTTCATTGTTGAATCCCTTGGAGGCAAGTGCTCCGAGTTCCTGCTCACACTCGATGTAGTTTTGCATCGCTTTAGCAACCCTACTTTCTGAACAGGGAAGCTCTAGTTTGCCGAACATCAACGTAAGCTGACGAACTGCAAATATAGCATCAATGCTTGGCTCATCGAGCAACAAACCAGAACCGCGATCGAAAACAAGATCAAGGAAACCTCCCAAAAAGCGGGGGAGACCTCTTGTAAACTGGAAACCAGTAAACAAGCCGTGATCAACATAACCTTGGTCAAGACCTCTTTCAAAGTCTTTTCCAAAGTTAGGAAGGGTAATCGTTAAAAACGATAAACCCTCACTTTCGACGCGGGCCGAGACTGTTAACCAGTCTCGGCTAGTGCTAGTACTGCACCATGCGGCCAGATCATCGGCCACATTACGCCAGAGAAACGTCAGGCTTTTCATCACGTGCCTCTCTTTCCAAGAGGTTAAGTGAATCCATAGCTATGACGGGATCTAGACGGATTTTCTGCCTAGTCTTTCGACCGCTTCTTTCGTCTGTTAGAATGACGAGGAAGTTTGACGCTCGGATGCAATATTGCACCGATAATCAACGAGAGCAAAAGCAGAATCGCTTTACCCTGTTCCTCATCATTCATAGCGAAGAGAGAGTCCCAGAACATATAGTTCTAGATCTCTCCACCCAAAAGCTGGGTGACCTTCGCACCAGAGGACGCCGCCAGATAGGCCGTAAGGCCATCGACGACGTACTTCAGCTGTGTGGTAGTAAAGCCGAAAGTCGGCGCATCCACCACAAGATACACGCTGGCACTCGCGCGAAGGTTCTGCGCGGGAATCAGCGGGTCAGCTGAGGTTTGAATCTGGTCGACACGAATAACGCGCCGGGTACGCTTGCCATAGGCATGCGACACCGACAAAGTATACGCGCCGTCTGCCGTGGTGAACTTGCCAGCATTAGCTGACGAGCCCGTCCGCGGAAACGACGTCGCAACGCCGTTGAACGTGATTGACTGAGGATCCGAGTATGCCATAGCATCTCTCTTTCGTGAAGCCGGCTCGAAAGCCGACTGGCTAGACCACAGACATATGTCTGTAGACATGGTCAAACCGCCGTCAGAAAAAACGACGATTCACGTACGACTGATGCCGCACGCGGCGAGGATTGCGGATTGACGGGCCGATAAATTGGCCATGTTGAATCCAAAACCGAACGGTGTAGCAGGAAGCCGTTTTTGCATTACGGTTTCCACCTTACAAGACCCACCATACGGAGAGCCGTCCACAAACGCGTTACCATAATTCAAGGTATACGTCGTTATAGAACGAACCTCCTGCATGATGTATCCGTAAGGCATCACCATGCCGTCGAACGCGAATGCACGAACATTGGCCATAATATCTCCAGTGTTCGTGTACCAGTCCGCCAGCCAACTCCAGGGCGTGAGAGCCCAGAGAACATCAGGCGTTGGAGCAATCCCTAAAAGATGCTCCGCCTCCTGATAATGTCTCTGCAGCTTATCATACTGGCTATTGCCAGTGTTCAAAGCTGTTATAAATTCGCCGGAAAACCACGTTTTTGTCGTGATTTCCTTAGATTTTATAATGTTCCCTCGTCCTGCACCTTGAAAAACACCCGGGATGAAACTTGGCCCAGTAGGGCTTGTGTTTGTAGCCCAAGTGCTCGTAGAGGTGGTAGCAGTCGTAGGAAATTCATACCGTCTGCGCACGGGTTTGTTCGCGATCGCTCGATACTTGTCAATAAGCTCTTTTGAGTTCTTGACAGTTCTCGATGCGCTCGTGATATCAGCGACTAAAGGTCGCCAACCAAACTCGACATTCAAGTATTCAGAACCAGCCGCTTTTGCGCGACCAATTCTACTCTTGAAAAAGTCTTTTCCGGCAATATGAGGAAGACCTTCCCTCAATTCGCCTAGGAATTGTGCAGCAGACCATGATGGATTATCCGGATTGCAACGCGCTATAGCCGTCGTCCCAGATGACCACATTGTGGAGTTATCAATCTCCGTCATGGTGTCACCTGAGATCCAGGTTGCGATCGTTGTACCGTCCCGAACGTGGAGAGGGCCGATGAAACGTTGGCCTTTGTTTATTCCACTGGGAACCACAATGTTACAATTTTGTGGTGATGATGTGACGGTCTCCTTATAATGATAAAAGGGACCGCCAATATCTCCTGCCCATCCCTTGTTGTTACGCGGGATGGGATGGCCTGTACTATACAACTTTTCGTGTGTGTAGTACTGAGACGGTGAAGATGTAAACGTCACCGCCCCAGATGCCGATAACGTCCGGAGTTGCCCTAAGTTATTAAGGGTCGTCCGGGTATTAGTCGGCACCGTGGCCATAACTGCTCCTAGTTGTTCGATCTCCCCAGTAAGGTTTGCTCCTTCTGGGTATTTTCTGCGTAGAATTGGGATTTGATTCCCTGCGTGCAGTAACGCACAGGGAGGCCCTCAG